AATAATATCCTTAACCGCATCCTTGCCGAACTCAGCTCCATCCGTGAGGTTAAGTTCGAGCAAATGACCCTTGAGAACGGAGCCGTTCTTGAGGCTGAAGTATTTGAAGCAGGAAACGAGGTCTTTGTCGTAAGTGGCGATGACCGTGTACCTGCTCCAGTTGGCGAACACATCCTCTCTGATGGTCGTGTACTCGTCATCACCGAAGAAGGCTTGATTGCCGAAATCAAAGAGGCTGCTGCCGAAGAAGTAGAAGAAAAAGTTGAGGTAGAGGTTGAGGCTTCTGCTGAAGAGGCTACTGAACTCGCAGAAGTCGAAGTAAAAGAAGAAGCTCCTGCCGTTGCTGCAATCGTTGAGAAAGTTCTCGAAGAGATTGCAATGATGCGTGAGGAAATGAAAGCAATGCGTGAGGAGATGGGCGGCTACGCCAAGAAGGAAGAGATGGCTGCCGTTAAGGCCGAGCTATCTGCTACACCTGCTGCGAAGCCCATCAAACACAACCCCGAAACAAAGCAAGTCAACAAGGTAGAATTTAACCGCCCTGCAAAGGCGATTGACCGAGTCCTTGCACGTCTTAACAACTAATAAAAACAGAAAATGGCTACGACCACTTCAATCACTACTTCGTACGCAGGACAATTTGCGTCAAAGTACATCTCTGCTGCTCTTTTGAGCGCAGACACGCTTGACAAGGGACTCATCGAGATCCTTCCAAACGTAAACTTCAAAACCACCCTTCAGAAGGTCAACACTGATGACATCGTAAAAGATGCCACTTGTGACTTTACTGCTACTTCAACCCTGACCTTGACTGACCGTGTGTTGGAGGTTGAGCCTTTCCAAGTTAACCTTCAGCTTTGCAAGAAGGACTACTACGATTCTTGGATTGGTGGACAAATGGGCTTCTCTGCCTACGACAGCATCCCTGCTTCTTTCGCTGACTTCTTGATTGCTCACGTAGCTGCCAAGACTGCCCAGAAGATTGAGCAGAACATTTGGAATGGCAACGCTGCTTCTGCTGGTGAGTTCTCAGGTCTTATCTCTTTGATGACTGCTGACTCTGACGTAGTTGACGTAACCGCTACCACCGTAACGGCTGCTAACGTAATCACCGAGCTTGGTAAAGTTGTTGATGCTATCCCAGCTGCCCTTTACGGCAAGGAGGACTTGACCATCTACGTACCACAAAACGTTGCTAAGGCTTACGTTCGTGCGCTTGGTGGCTTCGGTGCTTCAGGTCTTGGTGCTAACGGTCTTGATAACAAAGGCACTATGTGGTACGGCTCTGAGCCATTGTTCTTCGATGGTATCCGTGTTGCTATGGTAAACGGACTTCCTTCAAACAAAATGGTAGTTGCTCAGTCAAGCAACCTGTTCTTCGGAACTGGTCTTCTGAACGAGCGCAACGAGGTTCGTGTCCTTGACATGGCTGACCTTGACGGCTCTGACAACATCCGTGTGATCTTGCGCTTCTTCGCAGGTGTTCAGTACGGCATCGGTTCTGACGTAGTTCTCTACTCTTAATCCGAGCGTTTAAATAAACCATAGGGGGGTGGTGGTTTCAAAGCCCCATCCCCTTTTTTAATTCAAACAAAACACAATGGCTTGCGATTTAACAAAAGGACGTGCAGTACCGTGTAAAGACGTAGTAGGTGGCATTTATGCCGTTTACTTTGTTGACTTCGGTGACTTAGGCACCGTAACCCTCACCAACGATGAGGTGACTGACATTAGCGGAACTTTCTCTGCTTACCAATACTTGGTAAAAGGTAACTCATCTTTTGAGCAGACCTTCAACTCAAGCCGTGAGAATGGTACTACCTTCTTCACGCAGACCCTGAACCTGACCTTGACTAAGTTGACTAAAGAAGACAACAAGGAGCTTAAGCTTTTGGCCTACGGACGTCCCTACGTTGTCGTACAGGACTACAATGGCAACGCCTTCTTGATGGGTAAGAACTACGGAGCAGAGGTAACGGGCGGTACTATCGTAACGGGTGCTGCTATGGGTGACCTTAGCGGTTACACACTTGTAATGGAAGCACAGGAGCAACTGCCTGCTAACTTCATCGCAGGTGCTACGGTAGCCAATCCGTTCGCAGGACTTGCTTCTGCAACTGATACGATTGTTGTAGGTGCCAATTCCTAAACTATATTTGCGGAAGCAAGCCTGAGAGGGTTAGCTAAACGTGATGGGATGGAGAGGGGGCGAAAGCCCCCTTTTTTATTACAAAAACATTTGCGGAGGTTATTTACTTGAGATGCATATTCTACAAGTATCGGCTTCGCCACAAACTATCACCATCATTCCCCGTGAGTTTGTTTACTCGCAAGAGGATTTGGACTTTTACTTTGAGCGTGTGTTGCTTGACGATGGCACGTTAGAGGCCGAGACTTGCACTAGGAACGCTTTAAATGACTTGGATGGTGTAACGCTATACCTAACTGACGAAAGCACCAACACAACGGCTGAAATCAATCCAACGATTGAGGAGGCCAACGGCTTTATGTATCTCACCTCTACCTTCACATTGGTTGATAGCCGATTCTACGGAATGAAGGTAGTATATGATGGCAACCTCATCTACCGAGATAGGGTGTTTGTAACATCACAAACGGAATACGACAAGTACACGGTAAACGCTGGGGTATACACCGAAGAAACAACATACAACAATGAGTTCATCATCATCTAAAATCCACGTTGTAAACTTTAGCTCCTACACCACGCCTGTAATCAAAGAGGTGCAGGGTAAGGACTGGGTAGAGTACGGAGAGGATAACAACTACTTCCAGTACATCATTGACCGCTACAACGGCTCACCTACCAACAACGCAATCCTCAATTCGCTGATTGACCTTACCTACGGCAAGGGATTGGATGCTACGGACTCAGGGCGCAAGCCAAGTGAGTACGCTGCTATGAAGGGCTTGTTTACTAAAGACTGCACCAAAAAGCTTGTGGCTGACTATGTGATGATGGGGCAATGCGCTATTCAGGTGGTGTACAGCCAAGACCACAACACGATTGTCCGTGTAGAGCATATCCCTATTGAAACGCTACGTGCAGAACGCTGCAACGAGGAGGGCGAGGTTGAGGGCTACTACTACGCAAAGAGCTGGAGTGATGTCAAGAGTCGCAAAGAAACGCCTATCCGCATTCCTGCATTTGGAACGAGCAAGGAAGGTCTTGAGATTCTTTACATCAAGCCCTACCGAGCAGGATTCTACTACTACTCACCTGTGGACTATCAGGGAGGCTTGCCGTATGCTGAACTTGAGGAGGAGGTAGCCAACTACCACATCAACAACATCCAAAACGGCCTATCGCCTTCAATGCTCATTAACTTCAACAACGGAGTACCGAGTGAAGAGGAGCGCAGGCAGATTGAGCAGCAGATTGCAAACAAGTTTAGCGGAAGCTCGAACGCTGGCAAGTTCATCTTGGCATTCAACGACAACAAGGACTTAGCCGCTACGGTTGACCCAGTTCAGTTGAGCGATGCCAGCGAGCAGTACCAATTCTTGTCGGCAGAGGCTACGCAGAAGCTAATGGTAGCCCATAGGATTGTATCTCCGATGCTTTTGGGTATTAAGGATAACACAGGCTTAGGAAACAACGCAGACGAGCTTAAAACGGCTTCTACGTTGATGGACAACATTGTCATCCGCCCGAAGCAGGAGTTGCTCTTGGATGCGTTTGAAACCATCCTACACTACAACGACATCCGTTTGAATCTTTACTTCAAGACTCTTCAGCCGCTTGAGTTCACCGAAGAAATCGTGACTCCGATGGATGCAGAAACCCGTGAGGAAGAAACTGGCGTGAAGTTGTCAAGCCAAGAGCCGAGCGATGAGCAGTTTGACGAGGTGTTTGCTGCTTTAGAAGAAGTCGGTGAGGTCATCAACGAAGACGAATGGGAGCTTGTAGATGAGCGACCCGTTGACTACGCTGCCGAACAGGCATTGAGCAAGTATGCGTTTGCATCAACAGGCGCAGCATTCCCTAACGCTAAAAGCTCGCAAGACGGAGTAACGGAAGAAGGCCGTAGGTACAAGGTGCGCTACGCTTACGCTCCGAACGCAACAAAGGCCAATAGCCGTGAGTTCTGCAAGAAGATGATCAACGCAAGCAAGGTCTACCGCAAGGAGGACATTGAGCGCATGGGAGGCCAAGCGGTGAACGCTGGCTTCGGCCCTGAAGGAGCAGCAACCTATTCAATATGGTTGTACAAGGGAGGCGCACGTTG